ATCCACTCAAACTCCTCTTTTCGGATCAACCTAATAGCTGGTCCTTAAAGTAGGAGAAGAGAGCTTCCGCTCTCCCGCGGGACCTAAGTCCCAATCGCCTCTTTAAAAGGGCGATCTCCACCCGAGCTTGATGTCGACGTGCTCGGGGCGTCCAGTACGCTCCAAGTGCTCATCATCGATGCTCGCAACATCAATGTCGATTCTTAGTCGCTGCCGCTTCGGCTTATTAAGGCCGAAACCGGACCAGGGATATCGGAAGAGACACTTGAGGAGGGCACCCGGCCCGTCTAGTGGATCAGACGGTGCCTTGGTTGTCAAGAAATAGCCCTTGGTTAGAGGGCCTTGACAATTAGGGGAAAGGCGCTGGAATTCATATCCCAGTACCGATTCCCTGCCCACCAATGGGGAGGATGGAGCTACATTCGGATACTCCCGAAGGAGGTCCTTCAAGTAGATATCCATCCATGCAGCCGAGCGCCACAAACCAGTCCAATAGAACTGGTTACGGAGCTCAGAAGCAGCATTTACCCCACTCGCGTCCTGCCGTTGTGTCGGAAGTACCTGGCGAACCTTGACAATACTAACGTCATGGCCGTCATAGTACTCCCGTCCGCAAGACTCCCTGAACCTTCCGGTCCAGTAAGACTTGCTAACGTTAACCACATGTCCAAAAACATGTAGTTCGTTAACAACGGACAGCACATAGTCTCGGGGGACAATTAGATCATCCCCGAAGACACGCACCTGCTCGGAGAACAGATTGACAACCTGCCTCCGAGAAAGCGGAGCGTTGAGCTCCCTTTCTATTCCCAAGAGGATCAGGGTCAGGAAGACCATGGCCTCAAAAGGAAAGCAGAGAGCTGAACCCATAGGCGCGAACTTGGCCAGGCGTATTACGCCATGACCAGGCACATCAGCCTTCCGCGATCTGCACGCATCGACCGCCCATAGCAATTCTGGGAAGTCGGCGAGCATTTCGCGTACGAGCTGATTCGAAACCCTATCGGAAGCTTCACTCATATCGAGTGTAGCGAGGTCGCCGCTGAGCGATCCTCTCAACGCCATTTGCCTATTAGGCTCCTGGTCGTTGAAACCAATCACGCGGGAGAGGAAACCATCCTCTCTGAACGCGTCAAGAAGACTGTGACGGAGAGCCTGCTGCACATATTGCATTGCAGTAGGTTCCA